TGGGTGCGAATGTACTGAGAGGACCGGATCAAATTCCTTGGGACGGCAAATTGGAGTATGATTATCAATTGTGGATTGATAGTGATATTGTATTCAATACTGAGAAGTTCTGGCAACTGGTATTGATGGACAAGGATATTGCCGGAGGATGGTATTGTACTGAGGACGGTCGCACCACATCAGTCGCTCATTGGTTGGAGGAGGATGACTTCCGAAATAATGGTGGTGTGATGAATCACGAAACCATTGAAAGTATTTCCAAACGTAAGAAACCATTCACTGTAGATTATACAGGTTTCGGATGGTTACTAATCAAGAAGGGAGTATTTGAGAACAAAGGTATGAAGTATCCATGGTTTGCCCCGAAGATGCAAGTTTTTGAATCAGGGGAAGTGCAGGATATGTGTGGAGAAGATGTCTCTTTCTGTCTCGATGCAATTGAGAGTGGATTTGAGATTTGGTGTGATCCTCGGATTCGTGTCGGACATGAAAAAACCCGTGTCATCTGATCGTTATACCATCCTTCGTAAGAATAAGAGAATTTTCACTAATCTTACTGAGGATGAATATCTGGAGATCATGCAAGATCTGGCAATTGAATTTTATGAAACCGGGTCACCAAATCCGGAACATCTTCAAACTATTATGACTAATGATCATGGAGGATCTAAATGGCTAAATCAAAAACAGGACTAATTAAAGGATCTTATTCACTCGGAACCCCGAAGAAGACTCGTCAGGGTTCTGGTAAAGGGACTAAGTACACCGCAACTTCTCGTAATAATGCAAAGAAAGCATATAGGGGTCAAGGAAGGGGTTGAATACATAGTTTAGTTTTGTAAACTATCATGGCATGTTTGATAACCAATCTTCCATCACAGGAAGTATGGGTTCGTAAAGAATATCTGACGGATCATCAAAGTGGACATGGAGAGTTTGTAAAGGGCGTCTGGGTTTCGGCAAAGTCGATTCCTGGACGTGCTTTTTATTTTGAGACATATTTGCCAGAATATGCGGCAATGTACGATAAACTCCCCATCAGTGCCTTTGTGAGTGAACCAAAGACACCAGATCCGGATATGACTCTTCATAATCTACAGTTCTGGAATTGTATGGACTACGGTATAGTGACGGTACAGAAGCACTTTATTGGTTCGATGCACTATGAGGTCTATACAAGGGATTATGGACCTCAGACGGGCACGTACATCTGTACCCTGGACAATTATCATCAGGATCCTGATGCAATTGACTGTGCAACAAGTGAGAATCCATCCGAACACAAATCACATAACCTGATTGAACTCGATAATGGGCAGTTTTGTCTATATCCGAACAACAGAACTCGTATCTATGACAACAGTTTGACCCCGGAAGAACCAAAAATACCCGACTTCAAGGTTTCTACGGTCTATTATCAGGTTGAAAATGGACATGACCGTGATGGATTGGGAAATGACGAAAATTATTTTTGGAAAACGGCAAAAGAACGTCAGAATAATGATAAAAATGATGAAAATGGGGATATAAATAAATAAAAACTCTGTCTGATGGCGGTAACAAGGATATCCAAAGCATTTAAGGACATTAATTTGTCCTTTGATCCTCATCCAATCACGAATGATTTACCAATTTTAAAGAATGAATCGGCAATTCGTCGATCTGTGAGAAATATTGTCCAGACAATACCCACCGAAAGGTTTTTTAACCCTGTTTTTGGTTCTGATGTTTACAATAGTTTGTTTGGATTTGTAGATTTTGGCACCTCTACAATCATTCGGGATCAAATTATCACTTCAATTAAAAATTTTGAACCCAGAGTGAACAATGTAAGGGTCAAAGTAGATCCATCACCCGATGAAAACTCATTTGAAGTCACAATATTCTTTGACATCATCGGACAAGAGTTTCCAACACAAGAATATTCATTCATATTAGAGGCAACGAGATAATAAAATGCCTTCAACTAAGTTTACTAATCTAGATTTCGATCAAATTAAGACATCCATCAAGGATTATCTTCGTGCAAATTCTGATTTTACGGATTTTGACTTTGAGGGATCTAATTTTTCGGCACTGATTGATACACTAGCATATAATACTTACATAACGGCGTTCAATTCTAACATGATCGTTAATGAATCCTTCTTGGATTCGGCAACAGTCAGACAGAATGTCGTTTCTTTAGCAGGAAATATTGGTTATGTTCCAAGATCAAGGACTGCATCAAAAACAACGGTCTCTTTTGAATGTACATTGAGAGAAGTTGATAATATTGATACAGTCACTCTCAATGCCGGTATTGTTTCAACAGGAAGTTCAAATGATACATCTTTCATCTTTTCTACTATAGAAGATATACAAGGAAAAGTTGAAGAAGAAAATGGAAGTAAGGTTGTATATTTTGATAATGTTCCTATCTATCAAGGAACCTTACTCAAAAAAAAGTTTGTTTATGATGGTTCTTTAGATCAAAAATTTATTCTAAACAATTCAAATATAGATACAAACACAATATCAGTTTATATTAGTGATTCTGAAATTAGTAGGGGATTTAAATATGTTCCTGTTGCTAATATATTAAATGTTACAAAAGATTCGAGAATCTACTTTATCAGAGAAATTCAAGATGAAAAGTATGAAATAAGATTTGGTGATGGTGTCTTTGGAAAGAAACTTGGAGATGAGGGTGGAGATGATGGAAAGTATATAACTGTTGAATATTTAATTACTGATGGTGAAGATGGAAATGGAGTTAAAAACTTTACATATGCAGGATCGATTAAAAATCAAACTGGTAACATAATACTAACAGAATCAGTAAATACTATAAAAGGTGAAAAAGTGAGTGATGGAGTTTATAATTCTATCGTCAAATCTCAAAATGGAAATAATATTGAAAGTATTGATTCTATTCGATATTTTGCCCCAATTACATATTCTGCACAAAATCGTGCCGTCACCCCAAGAGATTATGAGGCAATTATTAAAAAAATATATCCGGATGCAGAGTCCATGTCAATTGTCGGAGGAGAAGAGTTAGATCCTCCAGAATTTGGAAATGTAATTATTAGTATTAAACCAAAGGGTGGAACATTTGTTAGTGACTTTAATAAAAAACAAATACTTGCTCAACTTAGACAATATTCCGTTTCTGGTATTAATCAAAGAATAATTGATCTTAAAATACTTTATGTCGAACTTGATAGTGGTGTTTATTATAATGATTCGTATACTTCAACAGTCGCAGCATTACAATCTCAGATTTTGAATCAACTTACAGAATATTCTAAGTCAACAAACTTTAATAAGTTTGGTGGCAGATTTAAATATAGTAAGTTACAGAATATAATTGATGAAACTGACAGAAATGCAATTACATCAAATATTACCAAAGTAAAAATTAGAAGAGATTTAAAGGCGTCGATTAATCAAATTGCACAATATGAATTATGCTTTGGTAATCAATTTCATGTAAAAGAAGAAGGTTTTAATATAAAATCTACAGGATTTACAATTTTCGGAGAATCATCAACTGTTTATTTTACTGATGTTCCAAATGAAGATAAAAAATTCGGAGTTCTTCAAATAGTAAAACTATCATCTAACGATCAAAAAACAATTGTAAGTTCGTCTGCAGGTAGAATTGATTATGTTAAAGGTGAAATTATAATTGATACCGTAAATATTACTTCTACTGTAAAATCAGAAAATATTATTGAAATAGAAGCTGTTCCAGAATCTAATGACGTTGTTGGTCTAAAGGATTTATACTTATCTCTTGATGTCTCAAAAAGTAGAATAAATATGTTGAGAGATTTAATTTCTTCTGGGGATGAGATATCTGGAGTGAAATTTATCGAAGATACATTTACCTCAAGCTATTCAAACGGAAGCATAATAAGAAACTAATATGATACAGACAGGATTTGAAACACGGATAAAGGTACAAGACATTGTATCAAGTCAACTCCCCAATTTTATATTAGACGAAAGTCCTAAGACAGTTGACTTCTTAAAACAATATTATCTTTCACAAGAATATCAAGGTGGACCTATTGATTTATCATCAAATTTAGATCAATATCTTAATTTGGACAATCTCACTCCCGAGGTTGTAGTTGACAGCACAAAAACTGTTGGAATATCCACTAGTGGTGATTCTATCATTAGTGTATCCAGTACAAAAGGATTTCCTAAGGAATATGGATTGTTAAAAATTGATAATGAGATTATTTCCTATACCGGAATAACTACCAATTCCTTTACGGGTTGTATTCGTGGATTTAGTGGAATTACTTCTTATAGAGAAAGTCTTAATAATGAAGAATTAGTTTTTTCAGAAACAATTTCAGAATCTCATGATTCAAATTCTCCTGTTGAAAATTTAAGTAGTTTATTTTTAAAGGAGTTTTATAAAAAGTTTAAAACAACTTTTGCACCTGGATTAGAAAATAATGATTTTGTATCATCTATAAATGTTGGAAATTTTCTTAGGGAAATACAATCATTTTATCAAAGTAAAGGGGCAAATGAATCATTTAGAATTTTATTTGAAATTTTATACGGAGAATCTCCATTAGTAATTAATTTAGAAGAAAAATTAATTAAACCATCATTTGCAGAATATCAAAGAAGAGAGATTGCTGTAGCAAAAGTAATTTCTGGAGAAGCATCTTTTCTTCAAGGCCAAGATTTATTTAAAGATGATTCAAACATAACCGCATCAATATCAAAAATATCACCATTTACTATAGATGGTGAACTTTTTCATAAATTATTTCTTTTTGTTGGATATGATGAAAACTCTGATATCCAAGGAAGATTTTTACCAACTCCAAATTCTAAGTGTACTGAGAGTGTTTCTGTCACCGACTCAATTATAAATGTTGATTCTACGATTGGATTTAAAAAGGAAGGTTCACTTAGGGTCGGATCCAATATTATTTCCTATGGGGACAAGACTGTAAATCAATTTTTAAATTGTACAGGTATCAATACTCCTATAAGTCAAGGAGATTTGGTCCATGATAGTGAAATTTATTATGGGTATGAAAACGGAGATGTAACTAAAAGGGTGGAATTGGTATTTTTTACCACTCTAAGTAATTTTACTCAAGATGGTTTTGTAAATGTTAATGAAAATGATCCGATTGGAGTTAAAAATCTCGGAGATAAGGTA